TGCGAATCACGAACGAATGAGATTTATGCGCCTAACCGCACAAAACTAAGCCTGACTTTCCGCGAAGTGTTTGAACCCTGATGGCTGTACCTGTCTCCGCACTTCAATCCATTGCCCCAGGTAGTGTCATCGAGATGTATGAATTGCAGCTCGATACCGCCTTGCATGGATCTTCGACGCTTTATCGTTTTCATCCAGGCGTTAACGAGAAAGACAACGATGACATCATCTGGAACGGCAACACGTACCAACGTTATCCGGTAGAGATGGAAGGCTTTGAACATAGCGGTACTGGCCAGCTACCACGGCCGAAGATCCGCATTTCAAATGCGTTGAATCTGATGACTGCGGTTTTGCTAACCCTGCCAGACGGACTTGAAGGCGCCAAGGTTACAAGAATTCGCACATTGGCGCGTTACATTGATGCAGTCAACTTCACGGGCAATGTAAATCCATACGGCACGCCCGATCCAACCGCTGAGTTTCCGCGTGAAATTTACTACGTGGACCGAAAGACTGTCGAGAATCGTGCCATCGTTGAATTTGAGCTTGCTGCAGTTTTTGATCTTGCAGGCGTCAGAGCACCTAAGCGGCAATGTCTAGCCAACGTCTGTCAATGGGTTTACAAATCAACAGAGTGTGGCTATAGCGGACCACTTGAAACCTGCGAGAAAACCCTGAGAGACTGCGAGAATCATTTTGGCGAAAACAACAGACTGCCATTCGGCAGCTTTCCTGGCATTGGAGCGTACTATGGCTAACGCAAGCTGGAAGCAAGAAGCAATGCAGCACGCGATAGAGGAGCAGCCGCGTGAAGCCTGCGGCCTTGTTGTTGTCATCAAAGGCAAGGAGCAGTATTGGCCATGCACAAACCTCGCGGAAAATACGGAGCAGTTCATCCTTGATCCTGCCGACTATGCCGACGCCGAAGACTCTGGCGAAATCACTGCGGTCGTGCATAGTCACCCGATGATGCCAGCCGCACCAAGTCAGGCTGATCTTGTCTCAATCGAATCCGGCGACCTGCCTTGGTACATCGTCAACCCAAGCACAAAGCAATGGAGCGGACCACTGCTGCCAACGGGCTATAAAGCACCGCTTATCGGACGCGAATGGGTATGGGGTGCAACAGATTGCTGGTCACTGGCTTATGACTGGTACGTGCAAGCCGGATTGCAGCTTCTGCAATTTGAACGACCACTGAAGCCAGCGGATTTTGAGGCTGACCCACTGTTTGAGCGTTCATGGAAGCTAGCTGGATTTGAGCTAATACCCGATGATGAACCACTGGAGCGTGGTGACTTCATCTTGATGGCGATCGGTAACAAGGCCCTGAACCACTGCGGTGTTTATATCGGTGATGGCATGATGCTGCATCATCTTCGCAATCGTCTGTCATCGCGTGATATGTACGGTGGCTGGCTTGCAAAATGCACAGGGCGTAGACTACGGCATCCTGATCTGCCTAAGATGGCGAGAGGGTAGCTGTCGTCATGTTGCGCGAAATCCGAGTTTACGGCAAGCTGGCAAAATTCCTTGGTCAGCGTGTATTTAAGGCTGACGTATCCAACGCTGCAGAGGCTGTTCGTTTTCTGCTCGCCAACTTCCCCGCGATCGAGCAGCACATGGCCGATCAACATTACAAGGTAATGGTCGGCGGGTATCAGCTCAGCAAGGATGAGTTGCATGATCCAGCCGGGCAGCAGCAAATCAAAATCATCCCAACGTTGTCAGGTGCTGGTGGTACGGCAGGTGGAATTGGTCAAATCATCGCTGGCGTGGCGCTGATCGCGGCATCTATCTTCATTCCAGGTAGCGCAGCGCTATTTGGCGTCACATTTGGCCAAATTTCACTCGGAGTAGGTCTTCTTGGCGCAGGTCTTGTGCTCGGTGGTGTTTCGCAGTTGCTAACGCCAGTGCCAACAATCCCGTCTGGGCAGGACACGGAAACCGATCCACGCAAGAGCTATAGCTTCAGCGGCATCCAGCAAACAAGCCGCCAAGGCGTGCCTGTGCCGATCGTGTACGGTGAAACCATTGTTGGATCTGTTGTGATTTCTGCTGGCATCGATACCGAGAAGGTGGCCGTATGACACGAATTTATGGCGCTGGCGGCGGCGGCGGCGGCGGTGGCGGTAAAGGTGGTAACACTACTTCGAGTGGCGGTGATGCACCAGAGGTAGGTAAGGACAATCTTGAATCAACACAATACGCCAAAGTCATTGACCTAATCAGCGAAGGCGAAATTGAGGGCTTAGTTGACGGAGCAAAAGGCGTCTTTTTTGACAACACGCCACTGCAGGCGGATGATGGATCGTTCAACTTTGCAGATGTTCAGTACCACACTAGAAATGGAACGCAAAGTCAAGACCACATCCCTTTGGGGGATACCGTTGAGGAGGAGTTTAGTGTTGGCGTTTTATTTGACACAGAAGATCAAACTGCAATACGTCAAATTGCAGACACTAATGTTGATGCAGTCAGGATAACAATTCAGATCCCAGCGCTGCTGCGAGTTGAGCAAGACGGTGATCAGCGTGGTGGGCAAATTGAATTAACCGTTGAAATTCAGTATGACGGTGGAGGCTACTCAGAAGTCATAAGAGATGACATCAGGGGCCGCACGACCAACCCCTATCAACGCGACTACATTATTAACTTTACGCAGTCATTTAACACTGCCGTAGACATAAAAATGCGGCGCGTCAGCGAGTCAGCCGCTTCATACCAATCAAGCAGAGATTTGCTGCAGTACGCCAACGATTTTTCTTGGTTTTCTTACACTGAAATCATCCGCGCCAAGCTGGCATACCCCAACAGTGCCTTGTTTGGTGCTCGCATTGATGCTGCTCAATTCAACCGCATCCCCGCAAGGAAGTATCGCATTCGCGGTATTAAGGTAAAAATCCCTAGTAATGCAACTGTTGACAGCATCAACGGAAGGCTTATCTACAGCGGTGTGTGGGATGGCACTTTTGGCGCTGCCGCGTGGACGACCGATCCGGCTTGGATTCTGTGGGATCTTCTGACCTCAACGCGATATGGGTTTGGTGATCAAATCCTCACTGATTCCGAAAAAGCAAGTTTCACCGGCAATGCTTCTCGGCTTGACAAGTTCTCCTTCTATTCTGCAAGCCAATACTGCAGTGAACTTGTTGGAGATGGCTTCGGGGGTCAAGAGCCACGATTTAGCTGCAACGTAAACATACAAACCGCAGAGGATGCCTTCAAGCTCATCAATGATATGAGTTCGGTGTTCAGAGCAATGCCGTATTGGGCATCTGGTGCGTTAACCATATCTCAGGATCGCCCGGCTGACGCTGCATACGCATTCACACTCGCGAACGTAACGCCAGAAGGATTCACGTACCAAAGCAGTAGCCGAAGAAATAGGCCAACCGTCGTCATCGTCAGCTATTTGGATTTGCAGCTAAGGGATATTGCATATGAAGCGGTAGAAGACGAAGAGCTGATCGCTAAGTGGGGCGTCGTCAAAAAAGAAATCTCAGCATTTGCCTGTACCTCTCGCGGTCAAGCTAATCGGATTGGAAGGTGGATGTTGTATTCAGAACGTTATGAAGCAGAAACTGTAACTTTTACCACAAGCCTTGATGCTGGCGTGGTGGTGCGTCCTGGTCAGATTATTAAAATCAGCGATCCACTAAGGAGCGATCTACGTCGCGGTGGGCGCATTGTTTCCGCCACAACGACTGCAATCACAGTCGATGATGCAAGCGGAATACCAACGGCATCAGTCAACAGGCAGATGAACGTCGTCATGCCAGATGGCACGTTGGAACAGCGCACCGTTTCTGATGTGACCGGTTCGGTCGTTACCGTTGCTGATCCATTCAGCGTTGCACCCAATGCCAACAGTGTCTGGGTGCTTGGCACGAATGACATACAAACCTCTCTATGGCGCGTTGTTGGTATCCAAGAACAGGATGAGGTTAATTACACAGTCGCCGCAGTATCTTACAACCAAAGTAAATATGCATATGTTGAAGATGGTGTTGCGCTGATTCCGCGTGACATTACAAACCTGAATGACGTGCCGCCTCCGCCTAGCGCATTGCAGGTTGAAGAAGTGCTTTATGCAGTTAATGGAGTAGCGCGAGCAAAGCTAATCCTTGACTGGAATAACGTGCCCGGAACAAAGCAGTACCGAGTTCAATGGCGTGAAGAGAACGGCAACTGGATAACAAGATTTGTCAACAGTCCAGGTTACGAGCTTATCGATTACAAGCCGGGATTGTACGAGTTTCAAGTCTGGGGCTTAAACGCTGCACAGTTATCTGGCCCGAATCCAGCAAGCGCTACCTATGTAGCACAGGCCAAGACCGCAAGACCTGAAGACATAACTGGATTAAGCTTGGTTTCCAGTTCAGAATCAACCGCAATCCTTAGCTGGGATCGCGCTACTGCGCTTGATGTGATCCTCGGCGGCAAGGTGCTGATCAGGCACAGCAATGCAGTAGAAAATGCCGCATGGGATAAATCACAATCAATCGTTGCTGCTGCTGCAGGTAGCCAAACGCAGAAAATGGTGCCACTGATTGAAGGTACATATCTTGTAAAATTCGAGGACGACACGGGAAATCGATCCGAAAACGCTGCAAAATTTGTAGTTGACTTTCCAGAGCCTCAACCGCGCCTGCTCGTAGAGACTTACCGCGAAGATCAGGATTACTTGACGCTTGTTGATGATTTGGGTCTTTGGGACAGCCTTGGAACAATCGACGCTATTTCAACGACCAAGTTTGGAGGCACTGGCACGAACATGTCGTACGACTCAGGTCTTGATGGCTTGATCCTTGATGATACGTCACTGCAGACCGGAGAGTACGAATTTGATCGTTTCATTGACCTCGGCGCGGTATTTGACATGAATATCAAACGCCACCTTGTTACTAGGGGTTATCTTGCCAGCAGCACACTCTGGGATAGCCGTACCGGGAATATTGATTCATGGTCAACGATTGACGTGAGTGATGATCTCGTGGATTACACCGACGCGATCATGTACGTCAGAGCAACACCGGATGACCCTGAGTCGTCGCCGACTTGGGGACCATGGCGCGAGTTCACCAACGCAGTTGTGCGTGGTCGCGCTTTTCAGTTCAAGGTCAAGGCAATCGCAGAGGTGGAATCTGAGAACATCATCATCGATGAGGTTGGTGCGACCTTTGAATTGCAGCAGCGCACCGAAGCGCTTGGACCGCTTGAGACTACGACTGGTTCGGTCGCAACGGTGTCGTTCGAGTCGCCATTCTATGCTCAGCCTGTGGTTACGGTTGTGGGCTACAATTCCAACCCAAACGCCACTGTGTCTGTGTTCAATGTGACGCGCAATGACTTTAAGGTAGACTTTCAGTATGATGGCGCGATTGAAGGTCACGCCTTTAACTACGTCGCCGTTGGTTACGGCAAGGAGATCACCTAATGGCTCAGCACGACTACAGCATCGCAAACCAGTCTGGTGCGGCATTTCGCTCGGACTTGAATAATGCACTAAGCGCAGTCCTTAGTAATAACAGCGGAGCCTCTGAACCATCCACTAAATCGGCTTACATGTTCTGGGCCGATACGGCTAACAATTTGCTGAAAATGCGTAATTCAGCAAACAGCGGATGGATTACGCTACGAACGCTTTCTGGCAACATCGATACGACACCGCTAGGGGTTGGCACGGATTCACCTGGCAATTACAACAGCGCAGCTAATTCGCTTGTTGTTTACGAATCTGGCGCGGATTCGGGCATTACGATCGCCACGTCGTCTTCGTCCTACGACTGTAGTATCTACTTTGCTGATGGCACTGCTGCTGGTGCCAATAACGTAGGTCGGATCCAATACGATCATACCACCAATAATATGGCGCTTTGGGTCAACGGATATATCCGTGGCAATTTTGGTCAAAATGGAACATTCTACAATATGGCGTTAAATAATACATTTTTTGCTCAGTCGTCTGCCAGTGCGGGTACTACATACACTGTTTTTTCAGGCTCTTACAACGCAACGCTTGGCCAAGTAGAGACGGGCACACAATCAGTAGCAATTTACACAAACGGCAACATCCAAAACAAAAATAACAGTTATGGCCAGCTTTCTGATATTAAACTAAAAGACAACATTGTTGACGCTTCGTCTCAGTGGGATGACTTCAAGGCTTTTCGGTTTGTCAACTTCAATCTAATCAAGGATCCAAGCACGACTCAGCTTGGTGTCATCGCACAGGAAATTGAAAACGTATCGCCCGGACTTGTCTACGAGGTGCCGGAGCTTGATGAAAACGACGTCCCAACTGGTGTCGTAACCAAGGGCGTCAAATACTCAGTCCTTTACCTAAAAGCCGCAAAAGCACTACAAGAGGCAATAGAACGCGTCGAGCAGCTTGAGGCTAGAGTCGCCGCATTGGAAAATGCCTGACCAGCGCTAGACTTGTCGCAGGAGGTGCGTCATGGCTGTTCAACCCGGCATCTATAACATCAGCTTGCAGCGTCGTGCCGATTACAGCATCACGCTTCAGTTCAAGGACAGCAACGATGACCCCATCAACCTCACCGGCTGGTCCGTTGCGGCGCAAGTGTGGAACAAAAAACGCACCACCAAATACGCTGACTTCGCCGTTGCATACGCAGATCGCGTCGCTGGCACGGTTGCGGTCAGCCTGACGGATACGCAAACCGAGGCGCTGCCTGATGAGGTTTACTACGACGTGCTGCTAACGAATCCAAGCGATTTGAAAGAGTATTATCTTGAAGGCGTCATTTATGTATCGGAGGGGTACACGGCATGACAACGGTTAACGTATCCACTGCCGGTAAGACTACGGTTGTTCAAGACACCGACACCAATGTCGTCTCCGTGATCACCGCCGGTCCGCAAGGCCCAAGCGCTGGGATTCAAGTGGATGCCACCGCTAAGATAGATAAGAGCGTTGTCTACTATGACTCCACTGCTGGTACATTTAAGGCGGATACCGTCTGGACAACCTCAACCCTCACTGACGGAGGCAACTTCTAGCCATGGCTAACACCATTCGTATCAAACGCAGAGCGTCTGGTGGTGCCACTGGCGCTCCGGCCTCACTGGAAAACGCAGAACTCGCGTATAACGAATCAGACGCCGGTAATGGCGTACTTTATTACGGTTACGGCACTGGCGGTGCAGGCGGCAGCGCCACAAGCGTGGTCGCCATTGGCGGCGATGGCGCGTTTGTCAACCTGACCGGCACTCAAACCGTCAGTGGTGACAAGACCTTCACTGGATCGCTGACGCTAAATGGTGCAACGATCGATGCAATCACCACGACCGGGAATGTCGTCGTTGGTGGTGATCTTACCGTCAACGGCACCACAATGGATCAAGCTTGGAGAGACTGGCGCGAAGCCATCCGTTCCGCTAGCAGCGAAAAGGTCGCAGGCATTAACGCAACAAGCACCACGGCACAGCTTGCAGCGTATGTCACAAGCCCAGAATACACAACTTGGCCTAGCGACCCCTTAGGCGACGCTTAGAATAAGACAAAAGCAGTATTCGGCTCCGGCATGGCCAACATCAAAATCACCGACCTAGCGGCATACACCAACCCGGATAGCACTGATGTGCTGCCGATCGTTGATGTTGGCGCGGATGTCACCAAGAAGGTCAGTGTTGGTGAGGTTGTCGGCAAGATCACGGGCGACGTGGATGTCGCCACCGATGGCACGTCCTCGATTGCAGCGGGTGCGATCGTCGATGGTGACGTCAACGCTTCGGCTGCTATTGCTGGCACAAAGATCGATCCAGACTTCGGCAGTCAGACGGTTGAAACGACTGGCACGGTATCAGCCGGAACCTTGGAAGCCACAAGTGCCTACAAAATCATCAAGGGATTTAACCGTCGCCCGCCATTACATCGCGGTCCGTTATTTTACAAAACCGCAGCATTGACTGTAAGCATTGCAGCAGATTCTGCATTGAATGGATTCTTCTATTCAACGGCCACGGCGGTGACGATGCCTGGCAGCTTCAGCAACAACGTTGACTACGCCATCTGGCAGCATCCAACCACTGGCGCATTGGTGGCTGATGCCAGCTTTACCAGTGCTCCTGCAGGCGCTACCGGCGGTTCAATTGTTGGCGGTTTTCATCACATCCCAAGCGGTCGTCCAACAGCAGTCAACAGCGGCAGCCCGACCGCAGCAGCTGAGATCCTTGAATACAGCATCTGGGATTTGACATGGCGGCCGACCTGCCCTGATCCTCGTGGCATGACATGCGTCGATGGTCGGTTTTGGTGTGATCTTTATTTATGTGGATCCACTAGCTATGCAGGTTCTGACTTCACCGCAGTACCGAGCAGCAAGATCGGACTGACAATTGCTGATGAGAACAACCCACCACTGGTCCCTGCAATTTATGGTGGCGATGGGGCTACGGCCTACAGCCTTGTCGATAGCAAAGAAGCCGGCAGCTGGTATGACTTCGCTGAGGTCGCGAGCAGCTTCGGCAAGCGTCTTATCAGCTGGCTTGAGTTTCAACATGCAGCCTTTGGCGGCCCAGAGAACGGTAGCCGTGGCTCAGACCCTGGGACAGTGATCTGGGAGCGTGCGAGCCTGTGGGGCCTGGCGCAGTCCACTGGCACGCTTTGGTCATGGGGATCTGATGTGCAAGGCAACACTGGAGGCGGCTGGACAAGCGCTACAGGCGACCGTGGTGATGTCTTTCAATCGGGTTACAGCGCCGTCCTCCCGGGTGGCAGCTGGGGCAATGGCTCTAGTTCCGGTTCGCGTTGTGCTTACTGGCTCTACGCTCCCTCGGTTGCGAGCGCCAGCTTCTCGGCGCGTTTTGCGGCCGGGCACCTTGTAACTTGTTAAAAGGCGCGACAGCGCCGACGGAATTATGAATAAGAAGCGAGCCTCTGCGGACCCTTCCAAGGAAGCTCATGGCCTCTACATGGTCGAGAAATATGAACGTGTTGTGGACTACATCTATCCAATCGCGCAAAGCATCCCACGGAAGCATGGCGTCTTTCGTGAGCTTTTGATTCGTCAGTTGTTTTTGGTTGCTGAGCATTTGAACACTGCGATCAAAGCGAATCAGTTGAGCAGGTGCTACGTTTTGGATGGCAGCTTGTCGCAGCTGCGTT